CTCAGAACCGTTGTGTATTGCTACACAGCGGCCCATCCACGCTTTATTCGCAACGAGCGTGGCAGAACGTTGACCGACGGATCGCGGTCGACCGCGGGGTCTAAAAGGCCCCGCATCAGCCGGCTCCACCCATCGACTACGGAAGTCACCTTCCGGACGCGAGTTCTAAGAACTCGAAATTCGAATCGGTGGAGAGTTCTGCTCCATCTGGTGAGGAAGTGAGGCGCATTTAAGCGTTCAGCTATCTCAGCAGAAGGGACGACTCTGCATGGAAAACCTGACGAAGAGGTACCAAAGGGTATCTTTCCGTAGGTGCGCGTGAGCGCTCTCCATACATAGTCACTACAATTCATATACCCTTTCGCAGCCATGTGGTTAGCGAAGGCGATATATGAAACGTAAGCAGAGCCATCGGTATGTCGTCCGCTCCAGAGTGCTTTCAGGCGGGTTGGTTGGACTTCGACGCCCCTAAAGGCGTCTAACCCACAACTCTCCCGAAAGAAACCGGAGATACAAGACTTTGAGCGGTTCACCATAAGGTGATAACTCTCAAGGGCTTGTATACACATGTCTGCCCATTCGGTCTTGACAATAATGTCATCACCGTACACGTAGACATGTTTTCCCACTTCCGGCGGTCTAAGTCGTGTCCGTCGCGAGACGGCAGAAACACAGATCGCCCAAAAGCACAGAGCTTCGACGGGAAAGCATAATGCTGATCCCATCGGCGCATACTTGCTAAGGGTGATCACCTCCCCAGTGGGAAGCTGTGTTTCAGCGGTGCGAGTCGCCTCCAACGCTGCCAAAAGTCCCGGTGTGAACCGGAACAGGTGGCGTACAAGCTGAAGGGAGACCCTATCCGACGCATCCTTGAGGTCTAGCGTGGCATACGCGCCAGTAGCCGAAGCTTCCAACGCGAGGCGACGGTTGATCTCTTGGTTGGTGAAGTTGACGTGCCCGCTCGTAATCCGAGAGGATTCGAGATGACTAACCAACTTCCGCCCCAGCCCCTGCTGAATGAACTGGAATTCCAGTGGTTCGGCAGAGATGAGACGCGGACCGCGGCTATCTTTTGGAACCAGTACGACTTTAGCCCTACCTTTGTCAAGGCGGGCCAAAGAGCGGTACCAGTCCAATCGATCTATCAGCTCACGACCACCCCCTACTATGAAATAATCATAATAGGGGTACACCTGATGCAGCCCTCGATACAAACGGGAAAATACCCACTTATCATCGAGGCGTTCACCAGTTGCGACCGCTCCTGGACCATGACGCGGCAGAATGCTCTTATGGTCAAAACCATCGAGGGCATCCCGGATGATATAGGCAGCGCCGATGAGTTCATCGGTGGCCTCAAAACCATCCGCAAGCTTAAGTTCCTGCTCTACCGACTTAAAAGACTCGATGACTCGAGCTTCATCAGCCGGCTGATACGGGAGTTCAAGCTTGTACAGCATGAAGCAGACTTGCCGCAGATGTTTTACAGCTGCAGGGTCTGCGTTCTCCAGGAGACACCCCTCGCGATCGAATACTCGTTTGAAGTATGCCTGCATAAACGCGGGTATACTCACGTCCTTGGCGGATTTGAATTCGCCAGGGATGGTGAAACGGGTATTAGTGAGTCCTTCATCGATGGCCTTGCCCAACCTAGGGAGGGCCTTCGTGAGGAATCCTAAGCCCTCATGGGCGGCGCGAGACGAAATGGTCTCAACGTCACGCAGGATGGACTTAGCGCTACAGAGTGCCAGGGGATCGTCGAACAACGTTTCAGATAGGAGCCCGACATAAAAGTCGATCTGGCTCTTCGAGGAAACCAATTTGGCGTTCCTTTCCAGAAACCAGCTGCATCCCCCATTCGATCCACGCCCGCTTGACTAGGGCGCCGGGAGAGTTGTTAAGACTCTCCGCGGTCCAACTTGGAAAAGTTGGTAGCGTGGGCTCGAATCTCGCTCGTGGCCCCGTTAACATCGATCCAGACGGTCGCGACATTGCAAAGCAAGTCCTTGACCATCGCATCGGTGATAACGGGGTTGCGCGGGCGAGCAACGGTGAAGTTGATCACCAGGGTCACGTCAGCGCCAGTGACAGGATCCTTCTTAGTGAGGGTACCCTGCACAAGACGGCGATCGATCACAGCGTTCTTAGGTCCAGAGGTTGAACTCTGGATGTTCAGAAACTGTGGTTCGGCGGCCGTGGAGGTAGGCAGATAGCGGCGAGTCCCACCGGGGATATCCCCAAGGATCTCGTAGCTAGCGTCGCCTCCGGCGTCGTGATTCTCGACGACAAGGGGGTTAGCGAGCATAGTGGGTTAACTCCATATCTATTTGGAGCCCGCGAAGATCGCGAGCAGTAGCACCAGCTGGTCTGGTGTAAGACTCTCTGGCGATAACGTGGCCAGAGAGACTGGCAATCCGACATCCCGTTGATAATCCTCCATGATAACCAAACCAAGTCTCGGCTGCGGGTTAGTAACCGGAGCCGGGAGTTGGTTGGTATTCATTTGGAAGACCTCCCAGGTAGCAGTCTGCTTAAAGCTGTTGGTTGCTCGAGAGAGCTGCCAAGGCTCGGCGGGCTGAACCCTAGTGAGACGATCCAAATGAGTGCTAACTTTGAAGAAGTAATCCACAACGAAACTGAAGGGAATGAGTTCCCAAGCAGTCTTGATGGGATTATCTAATCCAAAAGCACCAGTGAGGCCTCTGATCATCCCAATGGCATCATCGACGTGTGTCATGAACTGACGCAATGTAGCGCCAGCGTGGTACACGCACGAATAATCCTTGAGACGGTAGATGACACCCCAGGAACGAATAGGCTCATAGATGAGTTCCGATCCCAATGATGGGGAAAGGAAATCCTTTCTAGAGAAGCCTAATCTCGAAGGTTGGCCGTAAGTCTTGCGAAGCCATTCAAGGCGCTCGCGAGTCTTCTGAACCACCTTCCCTAACGCCTCGATATCGGACAGCAGAGACTGCCATCCGAACTCGTTTGTTAGGTGGAGTGCAGCTACATCCTTCAAAAAGTCACCCTGTAGTTTTGGTAAGAGTTGTTTCAACTCAGACAAACCTACAGTGAACTCCCCAAGAGACATCTCTTGTGGAAACTGAGTCGAAAAGCTATTGAAAGCTTCAAGATTCAGTGACTCATGAAGGGGATCAGAGAATACGGGAAGCATCGACCGAAGGAGGTCGATGTCCAACGGAGGTTGGACATCGTGCGGCGTAACGGATGAACCGTAATCGCCTAGCCAAGGTTGGTAGTTGGCCCCAGAATAGATCCAGCGAACGTGACGGACAGGGCTCACTCTCTGGGTGACAGGGACGTCATGATAACGGTGTTCCGTTACCAGATAGTCCTCCATCGTTTCCAGAAGAGAGAACGTCTTCCACGCGTTCGCATAGAAACCATTGTGGGGCTCCAGCGACCAATCGTAGGAAACGTTCGTGAAGCCATAATGGCCCTTCGAACGTATTCTACTCACTTGTTCCTCCTAAGGTAAGTCGGAAGATCAGGCACCCGATAGTTAATCTATCAGTAGCGCTGAAGTGGGGCCCC